ATGTCCAAAAATGATTTTAAAAAATGTGTTATATTATATGTAGAAGGTCAAACAGAAGAAGAATTTTATCAAAAAGTAAAGGCCTATATGAGAACAAAGCTTCCAACAGCTAAATTTAATGTAGATAAATTTGACATAGTTTGTACAAAAAGCATAAATCGTTTTAAACATAAATTATTGGCAAAGTTTCAAAATGAGGTTATGTCTAAGTACCGCAAAAAAGATGAAGTAACTGTTGTGTTATGCTATGATAGTGATGGGTATGAGTATGGTACTCATCCAATTGTAGATAAAGATAAGTTAGAAGATGAATTAAAAAAAGCAGGTGCAAAAAAGGTCATTCGTTTGGTTGCCGATAAAACGATTGAAGATTTTATTATGATAGATAAAAAAGGAGTTTTAAAGTTTTTAGGGTTGCCACTTACTACAGCGATAAAAGGGAACAATGGTTTAGAACAAATACAATATTTATTTAAAAAGAAAAATAAAACATATTTTAAAGGAACTAGAGTAGAAGGCTTGTTAGAAGCTTTAGATTTTAATTTAATCTGTTCAAAATTATGCTCTAATTTATCACTATTATGTTATGAGGTTGGGATTGATTGCCCAAAAGTAAAAGATATTATGAAATCATAGTATCTTTTTTGTATTTAGAAAAGAGGTTTTATTTATGATGAAAAATGATTTCCTTACTTATTTAACAAAAAAATATCAAAAAGGTTTTAAAACGATAGATGAATATCTATTTTTTTTATATAAGGATTTTACATGCTCCAATAAAATGAAATATTATCAAACATTGGAAGAGGATATTATTTTATATAGCAAATTACAAATTGAAAAGAGGAATGATTAAAGTGTCTTATGTAAAAATAAATGATATATCATTTTTGCTTTATATGGAAAGAAAGTATAAAAAAAAGAATGAATTTTCCTTTATAGATGATTATTTACTATGGTTATATGAAGAATACAGTCATTATATTGAATCTTTATATTATCAAATGCTAGAAAGAGATATAAAAAAATATTGTTCTTTTCAAAGTAAAAAAATGGATATCTTTTTTGACCAAAGAGATCAATTAGAAAATGAAAATCATATTTTTAATTTTTATGTTAGTAATAAATATAATAAAAAATTCGTAAAAGATCAATTTTTTAATTTTTTATATAAAGTAATTTGTCAATCTAATTTAGATTTATATTATTGGAAACTAGAAAAAGAATTAATTTGTTATGTCGAAAAGCAAACAGGAAAAGAAAGAAATTTAGTTTCAAAATAAATAAGAAGAGGAGAAAACTATGAAAAAATTAACGTATAAACAACAGGCCGTATTATGTGCTATTATTTCCTTTTGGGATAACAATGGATATTCACCAACTTATCGTGAAATAGCGGAACTTTTAGATATGAAAAATTTTAGTAGTATTTTTAATATCGTTATGATATTAGAGGAAAAGGGTTATGTAATAACAGAAGCTGGAAAACCAAGAACGATTAAAGTTATAAAAAAACTATTGAATGAACAATAGTTTAATGTTTTGGTAGAATAAGATAAGAGTTTAAAGAACCATCTGTTTTAGTTGAAATACACCAATTTCCAGCATTAATACAATATCCATCTTTGATATCTGTTCTTTTCAAAGCTCTATTAATTGCTAGAGAATCAGATGAACTAGTAGAAATAGAAGGCATTAAAGATATTTTTGTAAGAAGACTATTTGTATATTCGCTATCATTATTAACAGAAGCGTAGAAAAATGCATATGCCAATTTAGATGTTTTTGCATCAAAGCTTTCTACATATGAGACAAAGTTCTTATCTTTTGTAAAATTACCAGTAAAAGTAACTTTATCCTCTTTATATTCGATTTTATCAATATATGGATATTGTATATCATCAAAGGAAGACATTAAAGAAACAAAGTTTAGAGTATGAGCATCATAGATATCTTCAAAATGATATTCTAATGTTTCTCTAGTAATTTCTCCTTCTTTTAGTTCAGGAATATCCATTTCATTTAAAGTAACAGTTTTTACTTCAGCTGTATAAGAATCAGTAACACTATCACTTAGTATGAGACATTTTAAATCTCTTGTTTCATTTGGTTTTATTGTTTCATAGCAAGTATTGTCAACTGTTAAACTACCACTTTTAAGTTCTACTGTTAGTGTAAGTTTATAAGCTTTGTCTTCTAAGTTTTTTATTTGTCCTGTAATATAACTGTCTTCTATTTCTAAAGTAGAAAGTTGTATCTTCTTTTCCCATCCATCTTCTTTCTTACCACAACCACATAATAAGAAAGCACAAAACGCGATTACAAGTATTTTTTTCATTATCTAAATCACTCCTTTAAAGCTTGTAGTGCTGTATATAGTATATCATATTACTCTTTGTTTTGTGAAAAAAAAGTGAAATAAATAATGAAAGTGTCAATTAAAATATTTTATAGAAAACATAAACACGTGTTCAGATTATCAGATTTCTACATTGTGTCTATTTTTAGTTTCATGTTATAAATTACTCGAACAAGCGAGTTCTATCCCTTGCTCGTTTGTTCTATAGTGCTGTTTAAAGAAAGTCAATATAAATACTTTTAAAACTAAAAATCTAAATGGAGATAAACCAAAAGTAAAAAAGTGAGTTAGTAAATTGAAAAGTTTTTGTATTACTTTATAGGAAGGTGTAAGAATGATAGTAGAAAATTTATTTGAAGAAATGATTTTTCCAGGATTAAAAAATTATGTGGAATCTAATTCTAATGCTCTAGTGTCAAAGAAAAAAGTAGATAGCTATCCACTAGTAGTAGCAAAACTGTTATGGGTAAAAAATCAATATAACAGTTTAGATTATAAAGAAAAAACATATATTTTTAAAATTTGTATAGAAATGTATTCTAATACAGAAGATATTGGTTCGATTACAGAGCTTGTTATGAATTATTTGGAAAACAATTTTAGAGTTTCTTTAAGGTTAGAATTTAATGTGAGTGAAGAAATGTTTCAAAATAATATTATCGTAACTGGTCAAATGATTTCAAATACAGTCTATCCATTTGAAGATAACCAAGAGTAAAAGCACTTTAAAAAGGGATTAGAAGAAAGGATGATTAAAAATGTTAGATTTAGGAATTGAATTATTTGTTAAGGAAACAACAGAACAAAAGTTTCCAAAATTACCATTAGTAGCAGTGAAAGGAGCTCCAGCAAGTGGGCAAGCAGCAGGAACAGTAGAAACGACTACATCAAGTGATCCTGTTAAAGTTTATATTGCAGATAGACCTGATACAGGTGCTATGGATTTTGTTTATAATTATTCTAGTGAAAATTTCAAAGCAGTAAAAGAAATTTGTGATAATGTAGCAAAAGATATTATGATTAAATATCCAGATGGAACTGGAGCTATGTATAGAGGTACTTGTCAAACTTGGAGAAATGAAGTATCAGTAGGTGGTATTATTGAATGTACATTACATACTGTACCAAGCGCACAAGTAGTAGATAAAACTGCAGAAGAAGTAACAGCATTAATGGCAACAGAAGCATAGAAAGTAGGGAGTTTTTATGAGAAAAATTACAATAAATGTAAGTGATAAAGATTATGAATTAGCGTTAAATCGTAATGGAATTAAATGGTTAGAAGCAAAAGGATATATCTATGAAAATTCTTCTAAAACACCAATTACAAATTATGATTTATTATGGACAGTAGGATTTTTATATAATTATCCAAATATGACAGAAGAAGAAATTTTGAAGTTACAAGATACTTATAAAAAAGAAAAAGGAAATCCAGCAGAAGTTACTTCATTTATGGTAAATGAATATCTCGCTTTTATCAATGCCCTAGTCGATACGAAATCAATCAAGAAAAAAGCGACGATAACAGAAATGTAAAACAATATAAGAACTTGACAGATTGGTTTTATGATTTGTTACCCATGGCAATTACATATGGTATGTCTGTGAAAGAGTTTTGGGAAGAAGATCCTAATCTTTTCTGGGCATACCGTTTTTCTTATATTGATAGAATAAAGTTTGAAAATGAAGATAAAAACCAAACTGCTTGGCTACAAGGGGCTTATATATATGAAGCAGTATCGATTGCACTAAATAATGCTTTTAGTAAGCAAAAGTTAACTTATTCTAAATTACCTTATGGATTTAAGACAGAAGAGAATGATAAAGAAGAGTTAATAGAAGTGCAAGTAGCTGAAATAAAAGCCAGAATTAGACAAATCAATAAATTACAAACAGCACTTCCAGAAAGGGATAATACACCTGAGGAGGTGAAAGAAAATGAGTAAAAAACAAGATATTAAAGAAATAAAGCAAAATGTAAGTGGTATAAGAGAAGAATTAAAACAAAATATAAAGGAATTAAAAGAAGAAATTGCTAATAGTAAAAGCTCACTAGAAGATTATTCTTTAGCGTTAACAGGTATCTCTGATGCTTTTGAAGGATTATCTGGAACAGTAAAAGTTACGAAAGATATTATGAAAGATGGTATGAACCTAGAAAATACTTTAAATAGTTTGTCATCTAGTATTAATTCTGTAGTAGGAGCAGCGGAAATTGGAACGGCGATATGCCCTGGCATTGGAACAGCAGCAGGAGCTGCGGTTGGTGGAGTTGCGAGTCTTGTTACAACAATGATGTCTTGGAATGAAATCTTAAATAATCTTCCAACTGCATCAGGAAAGTTACTAGAAAGTATGAACGAATTAGAAATGCAAAAGCAAGAAAGTTTAAAAACTGGTTTTAGTGAACTGGAGCTTAACGCTCATTTAGTTACAGGTCTAGAGGATTTAATTGATAGTAATGGTATGGTAATGGAAGGCTATGAAAATAGAGCGACTCTTATTTTAGAAAAATTAAATGAAGCTTTTGGAACTGAATATGAACTTGTTGGGAACCAAATAGTACAAAATGGAGAAGCTATAACATCGTATGAAAATATGAAGCAAAGTGTAGAAGAAATGGTTACTCAAAAGAAGCTACAATTAGCTATGCAGGTTTTTGAAGAAGATTATGTAGAGACTTTAAAGAAACAGAAAGAAATTCAGGATGAAATAAATAAGAGAACAGGCATAGCAAATTTGCATATGGAATGGTATCAAAATGCATTAAAAGGAGTAGGAGAAACTGGTGGATATTCACTAAAAGAATTAGAGAAGGGATTGGAAAATGATAAAAAACAATTAGATGAGTTAAATGGAGCTTTAGAATCAAATTCAAATGATTTAGAAGAATATAGTAATATTTTCTCAGCTTATGCCTCTGGAAATACTGAAGAAATTGAAAATGTGATGAACGATTATGGAATTTCATTAAATACATCTATGACAGACACAGAAAATGAACTAGACACATTTAAGGGAAAAATAGAGGAAACTGGAAAAGCGTTAAATCAAGAATTAGAAAAAAAACGAACATGTACATTTTCTGTAAATACAATTGTAAATGGAATAAGCAATTTTGGAAATAATTTAGCAAAAGGGATAGGTTCTTTGTTTGGCTTTAAGGAAGAAGGCGGAATTTATTCGAATGGCTCTTGGAAAAACATTCCACAATATGCTAATGGTGGACTTCCAAACCATGGAACAATGTTTATAGCAGGAGAAAGTGGAGCGGAGATAGTAGGCCATATTAATGGGAGAACAGAAGTATTAAATAAATCACAAATTGCAAGTGCAATATATACAGCAGTAGCAACTGCTATGAGTGAGTATAGTAGAACAAATCAAGATATAAGAGTATATGCAGAAGAAGGCTTAATTGTAGAAAAAGTATCAAAAGGTATTAATCAACATGTAAAACAAACAGGTAATTTACCATTTACTATTCCAATATAAAAATACACAAAAATGTGTATTTCAATATTATAACTTATTTAGCCATACATTTGTCATAAATACTTTTGTCACTAACACTTGTAGAAAAAGAACAAGTATTATCGTCTGATATTGTTCCAGCGGCTTCAAGACAACATTCTCTTATTTTGGCCGTTTCTGCAGAGTTATCATTTTCTTTTTGTTCTCCACATCCAGTAAATAACAATAAACTACAAGCTGATAATAATAACAATTTTTTCATAGATTTTTATTCCTCCTATTCATTAAAATAATCATATCATAATATGCAAATAAAGTAAATGTAATGAATCGTAGAGAAATATCAAAGAGAAAAAATTTATTGTGCAGAAGAGTCTTGAACACATTCTTTGTATCCAGAATCATCAAAATATGCTTCAGGAACCCCAGGGGAAACACAATCACTATTTTCCCATTTTCCTCCATATTGTTGACAACAAATTTTCTTAATAGAATTTGTAAGATTCTCTTCTTCCTTCTTTTCTCCACATCCAGTAAACAATAATAAACTACAAGCTAATAATAACAATTTTTTCATAATCTTTATTCCTCCTAATTTCTATTCTTATTATATCAAAGTCTATTTTAAAAAGAAAGACGGTGAAACTATGATCAAAGAATTTATAAATGGGAATTACCACTATACCCTAGGAAGTCCATCTGTTGTAATATCAAAAGTAAAAATCAATGGAGTAGACATTTCTAAATATTTAACAAATGAATCAAAAATCGGTTGGTATGACGTAACAAGTGATTCTAATGCTACCAATGCAGATGGAACAATGGTATTAAATGTAATCAATACTAAATATCGTTTAGATTTAGTTACAAGACCTTTATTAGAATATGAACTAATCGATTTTTATAAAGAAATTATAGATAATCCAACAGTAACAATTGATTTTTATAATCCTTTTACTGGAAATTGGAAACAAATTGAATGTTACAGAGGAGATCGAAATGTACAAGCAATGCATCCTATTAAAACACCAGAGGATAGAGTAGAACTATATAGTCCCATATCTCAATCCTTTATAGAATTGTAGGTGTTTTATGGATAATTTCATAGAAGCGTGCAAAAAAGGCGCAAATAAAAATAGACTTGGAATGATAAAAACAAAAGAAAAAGAAATAAAAGGAAGCGATTTTTTAAAAAGTTTTACACTAGATAGCGGATGTTATGTAGATGACTCTATTATAGGAGCCATTTATATCAAATGTTTAACTGGAGAGTTTGTAAATTTAAAAATGAGCTTATTAGATGAAGAAATAGAAGCGAAAGTGGGAATTAAATTTAGTGATCAAGAAGAATATAGAAGCTTAGGTCATTACATTATAGAAAAACCAACAGATGAAAAAACATCAAGCAATACAAGTATCAAAGCTTATGATTATTTGATGAATAAAATTGATCAAAAATATGAATGCGGAATTAATTATGGAGAAACAATAACTGTAAAAGATTTATATATTGATGTTTGTAATAACTTAGGTTTAAGTCCTAAAACAACTGAATTTTTAAATAGCGATATTCTAGTATTCAATAACCCGTTTACCAATAATGAAACAAATAGAACTGTATTAAAAGCAATCGCAACAGTTGCTTGTTCTTTTGTAACAATTGATGCAAATAACCAAATTGATTTGTCTTGGTTAAGTGATACTTTAGATTATACATTTTTAAAAAGTGAATATTCTACATTAGAAAGTAATGATACTGTTTTAGGTCCTATTAATACAGTTGTTTTAAGAAATAGTGAAATCGATGATGAAAATGTAACAAAACAAGCAGAAAATATAGAAATAGAACACTCTGTTATTATTAGTGAAGATTACATTTTAAATAGTGCAGAAATAAGAAAGCAAGCAATAGAAAAAATATTTGAACGGTTAAATGGGCTTACTTATGTAGATTGTAAACTTACAACTTATTATGGAAAACCATTTTTAAAAGTTGGTTCTAAAATTAAAATTGAAACAGATAATGGTTTTATAGAAACATACATTTTAAAACATCAATTTACTTTTAATGGGGCTTTTACAAGTGTAATAGAAAGTCCTGTAGCAACAGAGCAAGAAATAGCAACAAAGCAAAATATTACTTTAAAAGAAGCATTAAAAAATACTCAGATTATTGTTGATAAACAAAATCATAAAATAGAATCTTTAGTAGAAGATATTGATACTTCTAAAGAGACTGTATTAGAAATGAAAAATGTAATTACGCAAAATAAAGAAGAAACAACCAACTTAATTAGTCAAACAGGAGGAATGAATTTACTTAAAAATAGTGGATTTCATCAAAGCGCAGATGGATGGGAAAAAACAGAAAATACAAATTTTGAAGTGATTACTGGAAATATTGATGTGGAACAAAATACAACCAATAAATCAGAATTACTTTTAAAAAATGGGACATTATCTCAAGAGTTCTCTATGATAATCGGTTCTACTTATACAATTGCATTTAAATATAAAAAAGAAGCTTTGAATAATCGAATTTCAAGAATTCGTATTTATAGAACTGATAATAGTTATCTTGACCTCTTTGAAGAATCAAGTGCGAAAAATTCTAGGACACAATTTTTTTATACTTTTACAGCAACTGTGAATAGTGGAAGATTAGAAATTTATACAGATAATGATAATATCTGGATTGATGATTTCATCATTCAAAGTGGAACTAGTACAGAATGGAGTCCAAATGCTTTAGAAACAAGAGGTTTGGGTCATAAGTTAACTGGCAATGATTTAGAACTTTATGACTTATCCAATTCTTTAGAAAAAGGAAATTTAGATTATAATAATTTAACATTTTATAAAAACGATGATTTAAAAGCAGAATATGGAGCCAATAATATGCAGGTAGATAATGCGACAATTAATCAAACAATGGATTTATGCGGATTAACCTATACAAAAATAGATGATGATAACATCATTGTAGATTAGAGGTGAAAATATGACATTGTTAGGAACAAGTAATTTTAGTGGCAAATATGGAAGTCATTACTTTTACTCTGTTTATTATGATTATATACAAGATACAGTAAATAATAAAACAACATTTACTTTTTATGGATATATTGGTGGAGACAAATATGCAAGTGCTTCTGGAACAGCTTGTACTTGTTATATTGACGGAAAAGCAATTGGCTCTTTTTCTTCAATTACTGCAAATTCAAATAAATTAATAGGAACTACAACAAAGGAAGTTTATCATAGTGGAGATGGGACTTTTCCAAATACAATGATTTATGCATATTGTAATACCCCTTGGACGAATTTAGACAATACTTCTATGAGTGTTACAATTTCTTCCAATAATATTCCTTCAATTGTAAGAAAAAGTATATTTGGTAACATTCCAAACTTTACATTTGATAAAAATGAATTGGAAAGTATTCCTTTTTCTGTACCAATTATAGAAAACTATAGTGGGTTTTATAATGTATTAAAAATTTATGTCAAGAAAAATAATAATTTTGAATTTATTACAACAAGAGAAAACTTTAATGGTGGAACAATTACTTTAACAAAAGATGAATTAAAACTAGTTTATTCGCTTATGGATGATACAAGTTCGGATTTCAAATTTGAATTAATCACATATTCTAAT